ACGATACTCAGAAACCTGAGCCGTTGTCAACAAATATTCTTGACTTGTTGATTTATTTGGTGTCTCTTCTGTGGCTGTTATGGCGAAGCGCGTGCATGATCAGTTTTCAGATCTCAAAATCTCCCGTCAAAAGCGTTATCAGCTACGTAGGGCAGCCCAGGGGAAGTGTGTAAGACGTTATCAGCTACGGAGAGCCGAGGGTAAGTGTGTTCGGTGTGATGACCTTATCGCTGTGGCAGAGGAGTTCTCGGCCCAGGGTAAGACCTTTGTCGTTGAACTTAAAAATAAGTCCTCGCTCTGTCCTCGACATTTGACTGAGCGGCGTGATCGCTACATGCCTGTCGGGCAAGTGTCGGATAGGCTCTAGGAGGGGCGTGATGCAGCTCGATTACGGTGGAGTAGCAACCAGAGTCTTCAGCCGGGCCACAACCGGGGAAGGTGATGTCTTTGTCCTCCCGGCTGAGTCCGGAAGGTACAACGGTAAGCTGGTCTTGCAGGCAGTTCCGACTCCTTCGGGAACAATCACGGCCATTGTGGTCAAGGTCGAGCTCAGTCTCGATGCTGGAGTGACTTACGGCGATTTCGCGACAGCGATCGATCTCCAGACCGGGCCTAAGCAGGTGGATGTTGGCGGCTTGGGAGCAGGGGCTCTGCTTCGGGTCGAGTCAACCACCTTCACGCTCGGAACTGCCACGGGAATAGACATCTATGCGATAGCTGGCTAGGGGTCGAAAGTATGTCGATTTCTAAGGCTAGAAAGCTAGACTGGCGGGATGTTCAGAGGCGCAGGCGCTTCCGCCAGTACTACCTACAGACCGGAAATGCTCTCCAGTCTGCCCATGCTGCGGGCTATGCTGACAGCACGGCGAACACCCAATGCCATCGGATGGCGGCCGCTGCGGAAGAGACCCTCCGCGATCAGTGCGACTTTCTCGGCCTTACAAAGCTGCTTCTGGTCCAAACCCTCTCAAAACACCTGAAGGCCAAAATCCCAAAGTGGAACGCTAAACTCGAGCGGTGGGATCTGTTCGACGACACCCTAACGCAGCGGGAGGCGTATGACCGGCTCAAAGCGATCATCGAGCCCGAAGAGCCGCGCCCAGTCTTCGGCGAAATCAAAGTCGGAGTCGCGATTTCTTCCGAAGTCTCGACCCAGGAAGCGTGGCTCGAGCGCAACAAAGGCCGGGTCAGCGTCACAGTCGAAGCCATCGGAACCAACGGGAGCCGAGATCTTCGACAATCGTTGGAGACCGGATCCGGGACCGCAAACGGAAGCGATCCTGGCGAAGTGGGCAAGTGAGCTCTTTTTCGGAGGGGCGCGCGGAGGCGGCAAAAGTGATTTTCTTTTGGGCGACTATTTGCAGGATGCTTACCAGTACGGCGCGGCGTGGCGCGGGATCCTGTTCCGTAAAACCTTTCCCCAGCTCGAAGATCTCATTGTCCGTAGTAAAGAAATTTACCCGCAGGCTTATCCGGGTTGTGTGTTCAAGGAGCAATCTAAAACCTGGGAGTTCCCAAGTGGGGCTTGGCTTCGGATGCGCTCTCTGGAGCGTGATGCGCAGGCAGACAATTACATCGGCCACCAGTATTCTTGGATCGGCTGGGATGAGTTGCCAACTTGGGCCACAGCGACTCCTTACCTCAAGCTGTTTGCTTGTCTGCGCTCTGCTGCTGATGTGCCAGTCAAGCGCATACGCAGCACCGGAAACCCTGGCGGAGTGGGACACGTCTGGTGTAAGGTCCGCTTCGTCGGCATTCACAACGCCCACGCCTGGAACCCGCGCTACGACGACGACAGCCAGCTCTGGCGACTCTTCATCCCGTCAAAGGTCAAAGACAATCTCCACTTGGCTCGTAATGATCCTGGCTATGTGGCTCGCCTGCGTGCTCTGGCGGGTGTGTCGGAGGCTCTCGTACAAGCCTGGCTTGAAGGGGATTGGGATGTCATCGCTGGGGCTTATTTCGACTGCTTTGGGCCTCATTGCATCCTTCCGGCAAGCGAGATCCGGACTGAGCATTGGTGGCCTCGGTGGATGGGCGGGGATTGGGGATTTAAGCACTCGACCGCCGTTTACTGGTGCACGACCGATGACCGCGGGCGAACAATCGTCACTAACGAGATGGTCACATCGGGTAAGTCTGCCGAGGAGTTGGCTGAAATGATTGCCGGCCAGTCACAGGGAATGAAGATCGACGACTTTTGGTTCTCGCCGGACGCTTTCGCGCAGCGGACGGATGCGGAGACAGTCGGCGACCAGCTCGGCAATGCACTGACGCCCTACGGGCTGCCCTACCCGGCCCGTGGATCGAACGACAAGATCGGCAGCGCGCAACTTATGTACAAGCTGTTCAAGCACCGGACACCCGAGGGTGCTTCTGACCCGCAGCTACTCATCTCTGACGGCTGCCCGGAACTTATCAGCGTTCTGCCGGCCATCATTCACGACCCAGACAAGCAGGAGCAAACGCTCAAGATGGATGGTGACGATCCTTTCGACGGCTGTAAGATAGCGGTGTACGGGAAGCTGGGACCGAGACACAAGCCGCTGGCCGATCAACTAGCGGCCAAGATCAACTCGGAGGATCCCACCGTCCGGCACATTCAAGCACTATTGGCGCAACGGCAAATGGCGAAGGCCGGCAAGCTGCAAGGGGTGGCCTACAACCGGAGGCACTGAAGGTGTGAAGGAGTTCGGAAAAGTCGCGGCTATGCCGCCGCGTGCGGAATCAGGAGGGGTCATGTTCCCACCAGTCGAAAACGAGCTGTTCTATTTCGGGGAGACCGTCGAGAAGTTCGCTCTCCACAAAGCCGGTCGGATCGTCGGCTGCTTCAAGGCGTACAGCGGACGAGTCTTCGTTCCCTGCTTCCGGATCCAGTACCCGGACGGGGAGATTGCCCACGCTCCGTTTGTCGAGCAGAGCCAGGGTGCGTTTGAGATGCTCGACTATGACAGCGCCGTTTTCAGATACGGGGAGGATGCGTTCAAGTGAGATACTCCCGCAACGACACCGACGAACTATGGTGGTGCAATTCCCACCAACGGCAGGCCGAATATATTCGGAGTAACCGACAGTCTAAGACACGCTGTTGTGATCCTAAGCTGGGAGGAATCCTTCTCCCGTGTAACGCGGTGAACTTAACAGGTATTGTCGAGATCGATGGCGTGGCCACGAGAAAACGCCGTGCAAGAAAGCGCCGAGAATTCCAGCGGGTGATGACACCCGAGGAGATCTTTTGATGGGACTCTTCGACAAAGTCGAAAAGGTACTCTCCGAGCAGGTCGCGGATCTGCAAGCGAGGCTACAGGCCTCTGAGACCGCCCGGGAGCAGGAGCGGGCGCGAAACCAGGAGAGGGAAGAGAAATTCTTCGCAACCGAGCAAGACCTGATTCACACGATCTGCCTGCTGAAGGGAATCCCGATCATGGAGCACGATGAGCACGGCAACGCGGTCGAGGTGCAAACCGTTCCTTCGGTGCAGCGGCGTACGTGGACCGCAATCATCGCGGGCCGGGAACTGGAATCGCGGAGACGGGCCGACGAATCACGGCGCCAGCAAGAGGAGCTAACGAAACGCAAAACCAGAGGGGTGCCTTGATTATGTCGTCAACTAAGACGATCAAACGCAAGCTGCAGACGCAGAGCCCATACCGGGAGGCTCTTCACGAGCTGTCAACTCTGCAGGCGACTCTCGATCTGTTGCATCCATGCAATGGCGACACGATTTTGTTCAAGCTCGGAGATCACTCTCGTATGACCAACGAGATGATTCGCGTTTTCCTCGATGTGGCCGCGCAGCGCGGTTTGTCGGACATCAACGCCTTTCTGATGAAGCCAGGCGACGCCGTAGAGAAACTCAGCGACGAGGCGTTCGACCAGTTGGCCCAGAGTAGGGGCTATGTCAGGGAGGGCGACAATGCCGTCAGTGAGCAAGGATCAGCGTCAGGCAATGGCGATTGCGGATCATCATCCGGAGAAGCTCTACAAGCGCAATCGGGGACTGCTGTCGATGTCGAAGAGCCAACTACACGACTTCGCGAGCACTCCGGAGAAGGGGCTCCCGAAGCGGAAGGGGTTCGGACTGAAGAAGCGGAGGGGGTGACGAGCGATGCACAAAAGCGGGGAGTATTCCTACCCAGCGGGGATGAAGAGCGCGCAGGCGCACGCGATGACGAAGGAGAAAACGGTCGGCAAGAAGAAGCGCAAGGGCTTCGGGCTGAAGAAACGCCGGACGATGCCGTAGTCGTCGCAGCGGAAGTAGAGCCGCTGGAGTTGCCGGTCTATTGACAACATCGGAGGCGCGCCAAGTGATCAACCAAGCCGTAGAGCACGAAAACCCAAAAGAACCAGGTGGGGCAATCCTTGAACTACTGCTCGGTCCCAAGGACAACGAAACGGCCGAGGAGTTCAGGGGCCGAATGGAGTCGTTCACTCATGGAGTTCATCAGATCTTTTTTGAGCAACTGACTGGCTCCAGGTGTCGGCTGATGGTTCAACTCAGCCCCTCATGGGAGGAACCAGAGGAAGAGGACTTTTCCAAGCTGGACAAAGCAGAGCTGCTCAGGGATCTCGACGCGGCACCGGCCGGCACTCACAACAACAAGCTGGACTATGGAGTCAAGTAACGAGGAGTCGATCCCATGAACGAGGAAATCCAGTCAGGCACCGCTCTCGGCGAGGAATCGACTGCCCCGATTGGTGGCCGGCCTGGCACGATGGTCGAGAAAGAGGGCGACGCCTTTCCTCACAATTCGGCGATGCAATACGGGCCGAACTTCGAGCAGCTCGCCGAGCTGTCTCCCGAGATCGCGGCGGCCCTGCATGATCTGGTGTACACGTTCAACCAAGAGGATCTGCACGCGCGACGCGACGAGGTCAAGCGGATACGGGAGGCGCGCGAATTCTGGAAGGGGCTGCATTACCTGTACTGGGACGAGGAAACGCAGAACTGGGAGCTTCCCTTCCAGGTGGCCGGCCAGAAGCCACGGGACAGCGAGGAGCTCCCGCGCTACTCCTACGTTACGAACTTCTATCAGGCATTCGGGCTCAGCATCATCGCGGTTTTCTCGAAGAAGCCTCCCAACGTGAAACTCTGGCCACAATCTGCAAAACAGCCTGAAGACGTGGCCACGGCAAAGACAGGTTCCGACATTGTCGATGTGATCAAGAAGAACAATCGCGTGGCGGGTCTGTTCACCGAGCTGGCTTGGTACCTGTACGTTGATGGGACGGTTGGAGGTTATATCCGCTACGTCGTCGATGGCGACCGCTTCGGCTACCACAAGGAGGACCAGATCGTCGAGCAGCAAGTCCCCATCGAGCCTGACAAGTTTGTCTGTCCCGAGTGTGGCGCCGAAAACCCAGTCACGGGGACACCGCGGATGATCAACCTCTGCGCCAACTGCGGTGAGTACATGGGCGACGACGATCTCGTCCCTGGCGTCAAAGTACCCGTCCCCGTTGTCACTGGCCAAATGGACATGCCGAACGGTCAGGAGGAAATCACCGTCATCGGAAAGCTGGAACTGAAAATTCCGAGCTGGGCGACGCGGTTCAACGACTTCCCGTACCTGCAATGGCAGACCGAAATCCACACGTCGAAGCTGCGAGCCATGTACCCGCACGCCTCCAAGCAAATCAAGGTCAACACGGGCGCAGGCGCGAGCCTTGGCAGTGAGACCCACGAGCGAGAGACCCGGCTGAGCTTGAAATCCGGGACCCTTTCCGCGGTGCAAGGTGATCCTTCATCTAACCTCATCACCTTCACGCGGACGTGGATCCGCCCTTGGGCGTTCTATCTGCTTGACGACGAAGCCACGCGCGACGCGCTCCTCCAGCTCTTCCCGAAAGGCTGTTACGTTGCCTTTGCCTCAGATACCTATTGCGAGGCGCGCAGCGAGAGCATGAATGACCATTGGCGCGTTCTGCACGCCTATCCTGGAGACGGGCAGAGCCGTCCAGCGATGGGCGACTCGATCATCCCCGTCAACAAGCGGTTCAACGACCTCTCGAACATCCAGCAGGAAACCTACGAGTTCGGCATTCCGCCGACTTACATGGACAACCAACTGCTCGACCGCCAGGCCGTGGGAACGCAGAAATGTCTCCCTGGATCGTTCTATTTCGTCAGGGGACGGCCCGGGATGGCCGTCAGGGATGGCATCTACACGCCCGCGCCAAGCCAGGTGGCCCCGGACATGATGCAGAGCATGGCCGATCTCATGGGCCCAATTGCTCAGTTCCTGACTGGGGCGTTCCCGGCGCTGTTCGGTGGCGAGATGGAGTCGAATGACACGGCCAGCGGCTACGCAATGGCTCGCGACCAAGCTATGGGGCGCCTCGGTTTGGTCTGGGAGGCGATCAAGGAATTCTGGTCTGACCTGATGATGCTCGGGATTGAGTGCTTCCGGAAAAATCGCTCAGGGGATCTCGAAATTCCCCTCGAAGGGAAAGGCGGAAAGTGGAACTCGAAGTACATCAAGGAGGCCGATCTCAAAGGCAACCTGTTCGCGACGGCTGAGCTCGATGAGACGTTCCCGCAAATGTATTCGCAGCTTCGCGCGACCGTGATGCAGTTGATGGAGTCCCAAGATCCCTATGTCCAAGAGATCATGGGCAACTCTGCCAACGTCAAGATGACCAAGCGGCTTTTGGGGCTGGATCAATATGTGGTTCCCGACGAGGACAGCGAGACAAAGCAGTATCGCGAGATCGAGATGATGTTGCAATCGCAGCCCACGATCGCGCCAGGCGAACCGATCAGCGATGAAATGACAGGCGAGCCGCAGGTCGCTGCGGACGGTCTGCCACAAGCCGGGCCGCCCAAGTTTGTTGCTTCAGTTCCGATTGATCCACTGGTCGATGATCACGAGACGGAAGCTGAAGTCTGCCGTACCTGGCTGAACTCCGACGAGGGGCAGCTTGTGAAGTACGAAAACCCGATGGGCTACATGAACGTCCGCGCCCACCTGGAAGCTCACGAGCAGCAAGTCGAAGTGCAGCAGCTCAAAGCGATGATGATGGCTCCTGCTGTATCAGGGAAGCAACCGGCTCCGGCCGGAGGAGGCAGATGAAAACCGTGGACGCTGCCTATATCAAAAACGCCTTCGAGTACCACAAGCCGAAGGGCGACCAAGCCGATCGGTATCAGCACATCAACGACAAGGCTAAGGAGCTCGCCAACGCGATCCTTGCCAACTGCCCGGAGTCGGCGGAAAGAACGCTCGCGATCCGGGGTGTTCAAACCGCCAAGATGTGGGCAAATACGTCGATAGCAGTCAACGAGGTGTGAAAGTAAGTCGGTAGCTCACAAAGTTTTCAGTCGCCTCTAGCCCGGCCAGGCGAGAGGAAGTGGCTGAGCCCAAGCAGTGAAGAAGGGTCGTTTCGTGTCACGACGAGACGGCCCTTTTTCTTTTGGGCAACCCCAATTGGCCAACTGCCGCGCGGGTTTCAAAGTCCCGCCCAAAAAATTGTACCGCGGCGAATGAGGTTCTCGAATGGCAAACCAGTACGAAGGAGCCGAAGGAATCAAGATGTCTGGCGGGCGCTCAGCCACCCTTGAGAAGCCCGACTACTCGACCAGGAGCGATGAGGACATCCTTGGGGTCGATGGCGACGCGCCCGAGCTCGGAGATCTCGGCCCGATCGACAAAGACGGTCAACCGCTCAACAAGGCTGCAGAGACCAAGCAGGCGGACAAAGGCCCGCGAACGGTCACGGTTGACGATGAAAACCGCATCCTCGAGGAAGGAGACGACCAGCCGGTTAAGCCAGAGGCAAAAGCCGACGACGAGCTCACCGATGAGGAAAAAGCGGCCAACCAAGAAAAGGCGAAAGCCGATGAGAAGCCACCGGAGCCCCTCACTCCGCTGAAAGTCTCAGAGGAGCTCAAAGCCCACTTCGACGACGCGAAAGTCGGCAAAGAGCTAAAGACGGCGTTCTACCAGGCTGCAGCCTACAAGGAAATTTTCCCGGACTTCAAGGACGCGAAGGAGCTCGCTGAGCTTTTCCCGAGCGCCCAGGAGGCCCGCCACGTTTCGGAAGCCTACGAGGGTTTCAGGGAGCTGCAGGAAGCTTACGAGAGCAATCCTGCCGGCTTCGTCGAAAAACTCCACGAGGAGGGCGCCGAGGAATTTGTTGCGATCGCGGAAGCGGTTTTCGACAAGCTCCCCGACCTCCATCCAGACGTGTATTCCCGGATCGGCAAGACCGTCCTGGCTGACACGCTCGCCTACTGTCTCGACCATACGGCCGAGATCGTCAGAGGGAGCGGACTCAACCCCGACAACCTCATCGCCGCGGCGAATGTGATTGCCATGAATCTGTTCGGTGGCAAGAACGTCCGCGAGTTGATGACGGAGGCCCCCGACCCGAAGGAAAAGGAAATCTCCAAGCTCAAAACCGAGCTCAAGCAGGAACGAAGCGCCAAGTCCGAAGGCACCTATAACGCCTTTCTGGACGACGTCCTGAAGCACGCCGATTCGACCATCGACAAAGCGGTCAGCCAGGTCATCACGGCAATCCTCGACGTGGAGGGCAGTGCGGTCACGAAAGCCGCGCGCGCCAAGATCGTTGGGGAGATCAAGGACGGAGTAACGGCCGAGATCCGGGACAACAAGCGGGTAAGTGCTGCTGTCCTTGACATGATCAAGGCCAAGGGTGGCGACTTCGGCCAGGAGCACCTCGAGCGATCGGCTGCTCCTATCCTGCAACAAGCCAATCTACTGATCCGCAGCATCGCCGCGAAGGTAGTCCCGCACTACACGCGGGAAATCCTCGCAAACCACGAACAGAAAATTGACAAGCAGCGCCAGGCGGCCGAGCGCAGAGACATCGGCAACGGCGGGGGCCCGCGGCTCGGTGAGCGTGGAAGCCCGATTACACCAGATCAGGTCGATTATTCGAGAACCTCGGACGAGGACTTACTCAACGACCGCATCACGTTGAAGCGTTAAAGCCACACCCGGCGCAGCAGGAGACGACAGCAATGGCAGCAATGACGAACACGCAAACCGTTGCGGTTCAGCTCGAAAAGGTTCGTCGGAAGCTCCCGATCATGTACGAGCGGGACGACGTTCTTTTCGCGCAGATCAAGAGCCGCGGGGACGTGGAGCGGGTTTCGACTCGCAACATGCGGATCCCCTTGAAACTACGTCCGGGTGGAAAGTTCGGGCAAGCCGACATGGATGCCGGCGACCTCGGCCGTGGGTCGGGTACGACCTACGAAGTGGCGACTGTGACGCCGATCTTCTTCCGGTTCGGAATCGAGATCACGAAGTTGGTCGAGTACGCGACCAACAGCTCCGAAAAGGCCGTCGCGAATGCGGCAAAAAAGGAAGTCATCGAGGGAATGGCCCAGTTCAGGGCGGCGCTTGATAAGCTGTGCCAGACCTCCGGAAACGGAATTCTGGCGACCATCACCGCGGTTGCGGGAGGCGGGGCCAACATCACAGCCATGAATACGACCAACCCGCACGGGGTTCAACTCTTGTACTTCAACCAGAAGATCAGTGTTTATGACACGACTCTGGCGACCAACCGGGGAACGGCAACGATCACCGCGATCGACTACGACGCGCAGACGTTGACCCTCGCCACGGGCGGGAACGAGGGAAGCATCACCCTGGCGAATATCGTTGTCACTGACGTGATTCTCCCGGATGGCGTCGCCGGCGCGACCCCTACGTCGATGTTCGGATTGAAGTATCACCAGAGCTCGGCCGCAACAGGCACCTGGCTCAATCTGAACCGCGCCAACTTCCCGGAGATCCGCACTCCCACGTTTAATGCTGGCGGGGCCGGCCTGACGGTCGGAATGGTTCGCCTGGCATTGAACAAGATAAAAAAGGCGCTCGGTATCAATGGCGTGGGCAAGCTGCTCGCCTACACCAATCTCGAACAGGAGCACGCCTACGAACAGCTCGGAGTCAACATCACGCAAGTGACGACTCCCGGCCGTCTCGAAGGCGGGCTCGAGCTGCTCTTCGAGGGAAAGAAAACGATGGCGGGAATCCCGATGACCCTCTCGGTCAACGCGGACCCGACTCGGATCGACTTTCTCGATATGTCCCACTGGGGCCGAGCGGTCATGCAGGACATCGATTATTTCGAGATCGGCAACGACACCATTTTCCCGGTGTACGGTGCGAGCGGTGGGCTGGCAGCGGCCTACCTGTTCTATTTCATCACTGGTTTCCAGATTTGGAACGACTCGCCTCGCAGCGGCTCGTTCATCCAAAACCTGCAGAAGCCGGCCGGCTACGTCTAAAGCCGGGTAGTCGTTCACCGCTCCATTCCTCCAGCGGTGGCGCCTAGCAAGAGCGGGCGGTGTGGACAACGCCGACCCGCTCGGTGCTGGAAAGGAGATTCGACATGCCCCCATCGCCAGCCATTTGGTTAAAGGCGATTATTAGGGACTCGGAGCCTCCAGACATCGACGAGTCGGAGCTTTGGATCAACCCAACCACGGGCGAGATAAAGCTCAGAAATGCCTCTGACGTTGGGTTTGTTGTCGTTGGCGGGGCTAATGGCGTGGAAGTCATTGAGGAACAGATCGTCGGAGTGGCTGGCGCGTCTTCAGTGAGTTTTCTCGCCATCCCAGCAACCTGGCGCGATCTGGAGATTCGTTACGTTGCGCGTTGTGACAACGCTGCAGCGCAAGGCTTGCTCATGCGGTTCAATGGAGACTCAGGAGCAAATTACGATTACGAAATCGTGCAGGCGACCGATGCGGCGATCAACTTTGTTGGGGCTGGCGTTGGCCAAACCTCAATGCAAATTGGTCGTCTAAATCCCAGCGGTGCCCCTGCTGGTTCTATGTCAACCGGAGATATTGTGATGCCCTTCTACTCAACAGCAACGCAGGACAAGGGCGCTCTCGGCAGGATTCATTCTCTCGATGCTGCAGCGACAGGTTTTGTTTATCTGAATTCTGGCGGAACTTGGAGGACCTCAAGCGCTCCAATATCTCAAATTGACCTGTTTCCTGGAGCTGGAAACTTTGTTGAAAATTCCCGCTTTGTTCTGCGAGGAATCCTCTGAGGCATTTCGTAAAATGGGCAAGCTCTTAATTCTTCAGAATGACGGGATCTATCTGCCAAGCGGCGAGAAATACGAGGCACCGCGGAAGCCGATGCGGGCCGAGGTGCTCGTCGAGTACACGCGCCTAGCCGAGCCTCGCTTTCAGAAAACCATCAACCGCAAGGTTGGGCTCAATCCCTTTGCTGAGCCGCTCTATCGCATCGTGTGGGGATGGAGCCGCCTCGACTGGATCGCCGGGCTGCAGGATCTCTACGACGAAAAAGGAAACTGGCGGTGTGAGCGATACGGGCTCTGGCGCGAGCCCAAATATTCCTACCTGGGCGTCAATCAGCTCAATCGCTGGATTGTCGAGAAGTGGATACCACCCGAAATGTACGGCACCCCGAAAATGTGGGAAGAGCAAACGCAGGAAGTTGAGGGAGCCCGCAACACACAGGCCCTTGGACCTTACCCATCGCGCGGCGACTACGAGCTTAGTTTCATCCTCCAGGAGCCAGACACGGCGGCCACCCGCAAGTCCGGCATAGCACAAGACTTCATCCAGCTCACCGACGACGCTGTCTCGATGATCGTCGCCGTTGCCGAGCGCTCGCGCGAGATCGAGAGCTGCAAGCGCAAGCAGTTCCTCGAAGAAGAGGAGGCCAGGAAGGAGGAGGCTTTCCACAAAGAGTTGAAAGATTTGTACGACGACGCGGCGGTCGCGTTCGGCGGCAATCCCAACAGCACCCAGGCAAACGCGCCGATGCACCACACCGAGAAGATGGCTGGCAACGTGAGCCCATTCCCAAGTCGTGCCCCGCGGGGCATGTCAGTCGCCTGAGATTTCAGGCAAGGAGAGTTATTTCAATGAGACCCACCCCCCGGCAACTCGTCATGAAGGCGACTATCGTATCGCTGTGGCATACCCCTTTCCCAGTGGTACGCCCTTATCAGAATTACCCGATTCCCCCACGGCCTGACAACGGGCTCCTGATCACCGATCCGAAGTTTTCAGAAACCTACGGCTCGCTGGTGGTAGGCGAGGCGTCGCAGAAAATGGACATTGGCGACAACCGAAAACTCCCGCAAACGATCGACGCGTACGCGATCGCCGACGACATCGTCGCCAGCGACCAGCTTACAGGCTACGGAGTTTTTGTCGCGGACGCAGATGCGCCCACGAAAGAGGAGTTGCGGATCGCTCAGGCGATTCTGCTCCGCAAAGCCCGGACGCTGATCGGGGAAGGCGACATCAAGTTTTCGCGGGTCGAAACCCGGAAAGACATCTCCGACCTGAACCGCTGGGCCGTTGTGCAGCTCGAAGAGAAACGAGACTGGGTGTACCAACGCCCGGATGACACGCTCGTCAAGGTTCACCCGCCCGTGTGCCCCAACTGTGGCAGCGAAGCAAAGATCCTCGACCCGGCTTCCTGCTGGAATTGCGCTTTCATCATGGACGTCAAGCGCGCGCGTCAACTGGGACTTTTGCCAGGAGACGAGGAGCTTGTCGGCGCCGGTCCGGTGCGCGGAGCTGGCGGGAAGTTTCAACCGAAGCCCAAGGAGTAGTGAAATGAAAAGACGTGAGTGTAAAGATCTCACTGGAATCAGCAGGATTGGCCAAAAGAGCACTCACTGCTGGTTGGTGCGATTAGGGTATCAGTCACGCAAACCTGCCATTCAAAAATGCTTCTCGGATGGCAAGTATGGAGGGATGACTCAGTCCTTCGCGGCAGCGATTGCCTTCCGAGATGCTTCTATAAGTCTCTGTTCTGGAAGAAAATTCTTAAACCGACGAAAGCGAACATCCAGTGAAAGCCGTCATCTTCAGGAATTGCATGGCAAGCGACCGGTCTTTGTAGGGACAGGTGAGAAGGCATCGGCTAAAGCTCACTCGCTCGGACTTGGCAAAGTAACATGCTGGAAAGTGCAGACTGGTCGCCAGAATTTTGTTACACCAAATCATGGCGGCTGGCGCACGGCAAAATTCCAAAGCCATGGCTTCAAGCGAGATATCACCATCGAATTGGAGCAGAAGTTGCGGAGCATGGTGAGTGCTCGGACATCCGATCTATCAAGCCTCGAAGAAAGCGAGATCGTTGGAGAAATCCTGTTGGAGATTTCCACCAGCCAAAACGAGTACAACCTGAATAAGCTTGTCTGTGGATGGGTGAGGGCATACCGGTCCAGGAAATTTGACCGCAGCCGCCACAAACATTTGCGACTCGATATTGCAGGGAGCGGTACTGAATCCGACTTTTATGATGGTCCGGCCCCGATAAAATTGGATCTAAATTATCTAGCTGAACGCCATCCTTTTCCGGACCCAGATGATGCGGCATCTGAAGACCCTGCTAATTTTGAGATCGGGTTAAGCAATTGAACGACCGGCAGTGGGACTAAGAAGGTCAACACATGGCGATCCTCACCGACGCCCACAATCTAGCGCGGACACTCCTGGGGGAGCGACAAACTCCTCCGGAGGTGTTCAATGATACCTTCCTGCTGGGGCTGTCTCCCGAGATCTACCGGGAGATTCAGCGACGGCTTGCGGCTGCGGGCGTCGCTCAACTCAAGGACTACGCGGTCTTCAACGTCGCGATCGCAACGCTCAGTGTGACCGATGGCGCGGTCGGCTATCCGTTGACCGTGATCAAACCGCGCAAGTTGTGGGAGCGGGATCAGGCTTCTGTGTTGTTCGCTGATTATGTCGAGATGGAAGAAGCCTGGCCTTCTCTTATCCCGCGCGCGGCCGTGACCGCGCTGGTTCATTGGGAGTGGAAAAACAAAACGCTCTACTTCGTCGGAGGCCTCGGCGCCCGGACAATTCGGATGGAATTCGCGAAGTACCTCGCTGATCTCACGGCGGTCGGGGACACGCTCGCAATCCCTGATTGCATGGGGGCCCTGGCTTACGGGACTGCGGCTGCGGCGGCCCGGTCCCGTGGCTCGGGTTTGGCGGCAGACCTCGACACCGTTTTCGAAGGCATGGTTCAGAAGCTCATCGAGCGAGACATGGGAAGAGCAACGGGGGCGTAGGTGTCAGGCACGCGAGAGTTTCATCGGTGGCTGCAGGAAGAGCCGTATGACGAGGGGACGAGCAACGGGGGCATTAGGATGGAAGGACAAACAATTGGAAAATTCGATGCGCTGGCCTCAGTCGATGCGCTGGTTGAAGCTATTGACGACTACAAGGCCACCAAACGAACCAGCAGCAAGATCCAGCAGGAGCAAGCGGCGTTCACCATCATTCGCCGATTGAAGCGTCTGATCCTGGTTGAAGAGAACGTGATCGGGAGCTAAGGCCGTGGCGGTTTACAGGGAGAGTTTCAACCTAGCGCAACGACTCTTGCAGGACCCGCTTGGGCTCAAATGGAAAGAAGGTGCCCTGATGCCTTTCATCATCGAGGCGCTTCGTGCGTGCCAACGACGTTGCGCGGAGAACGGAATGCCTCTGCTGCGAGGGATTCAGGAGCTGACCGTGCCGGCCAATGCGACTTTCCTGAGTTTGACCAGTACTCCCGCACTCAACGCTGATTTTGTCCTTCCGTGGCAACTGGAAGAAAAGATCGACGGAACTACTGGCAAGTATCAACCTCTCGAGAGGGATGAAAACCTCCTGCCGGATGTAGACCGCACCAGCCGGTTGCGGCTCTGGAACTGGCGCGGCGCGCAGATCATGTTCATTGGGGCAACGCGCGACGTGACGGTGAAAGTGTCCTATGAAAAGGAGCTAACTGCACCCAGCTTTCTCACGGATACGGTGCCAATCGTAGGGGCGGCCAGCGCCATTGCTTACAAAGCGGCGGCCCTGGCTGGCGCAGCCGGTGCCGAAGATCGGTTTGAGGACAGCATTGCTAGCCTGATTTCGTCACAGGTTAGAGCAGACCAATACAAGCAGGTAAGGCGTATTCCGTATGGACGTCGCTGAGTGCTCGCTGCGCTCAGTGGGGTTTTTTATTGTAGCAGCGACCTCGCACTACAGGCGAGGGGACATTCAGCCTTTCCAGACAAGTTCCTGGCACAGGGTTGAAAAAGGAGTTTGATCATGGCCCGAGCAACCGTTAGACCCGTTTTACGACCAGGGGGGCGTTGGCACGACAAGGGCAAGCTACACGTTATTGGGCAGTTGATTGTTTCATCCGGGAGCTACGAAACCGAGCTGTCAGTCGGAGACCTGCTGCTTGTCACGGGCGAGTACCGTTCTGTGACAGTGATCACGAGCAACCTTTTGGCGACAGTGGCGAACGCCTACAGCAACAACGCAAACGACCGAGCGCCAAAACGGCTTGACCGTTTGACGGCGATAACTGGGACCATCGACGCGACCGCCTCAGCGACAGTGACGGGCGTAGGCACACTATTTCTTTCGCAGGTTTCAATAGGAGACTTGCTGGTTTTGGGGACTGCCACAGTCGGAGAGGCGAAGCGTGTTGTCTCGATTGCAAGCAATACCTCTCTCGTTGTTGATGCAGCGTTCACGGATCTGGCAGACGACACCAGCCCGCAAATCTGCAAGCTCAACGGTCTGAACGGCCGGCCGGACTTTACCGTGTTGACTGGAGAAATCGACCCGGCAGCGTCGGCGACTGTGACGGGCGTCAACACGAAGTTCCTGGGCGACGGCATCCCGTTCGACATGAGCGGCGTCGAGGTGTTCTCGCGACAGGCACCGATCTGGATGGACATCAAAGGCCTCCGCTCCGGGCTCACCTACCAGCTTGTAACCCGTGAAGTTTTGAGGGATCTGACGGGCACAGTCGACACGGCGGCCTCGGTGACTGTGCCTGGGGTTGGGACCCTGTTCCTTTCGGAGTTGGTTGTCGGTGACGAGATCCTTGTCGGCATCGAGCGGCGCTTCGTGACTGCGATAGCTTCTGATACCTCGCTCACGGTCAACCAGGCATTCACCGACCAGGCGAATGATGTCACTCCGCAAAAGGTGGTTCGCTCTCCCGAGCTGAGTGACTTGAGGCTTCAGATCCGCGGGCTCCCGATCTTGGGCGGCCAGGCTGCAGCGGGCACCAAGCCGATCTACTTGGCGACTGCGGCGACGAGTGTCGATTTCCAGAAGGAGGAAGCGGCTAATGCCCTCGGGCGTCTAGGAAACCTGTTCACGGCGGCGGTGCCAACGATAGTTCTCGACGACCTCATCGAGTTTCACTCGGTGTTTAACTTCAACAGTTAGGCCTCTTGGCTGCGGTGACAGGGAAGGCAGAGCCAGAGCACATCAAGCCAGTGTTCTGGCTCATAGCCTTTGTGGTGATGAGCTTGAGGCGAGGGATTTGGACAGAGAGAGCAGGTAGTTGGGCGGAGGATCTTTCCGGAGCGGATAGCCTCGTTCAGCGCGGATCTTGCTTGCCAACGCTTGCGCCCGTCTTCAGATCTCCTGAAAAGCCGCTGAAGTTCGATCAGGCGAGCCTTCACCTCTGGCCGCTGCCTGTACTCTATCTGTTTCTCCGGATGGCGCAGGCGATATTGGCGATTGCGTTCGTTGGCGGCTGGTCGGTTTTTGCGCTGGCTTCTGATGGTGTTTGCTTTTCGCTTGGCTCTCCACTCGGGATCACTCGCATATTTGGCTCGCAGCCACTCCCTGTTACGTGGTCTTTGGCGATCCAGCAGTTCCTTGAACCATTGAGGATCGTCAGCCTTCTTGGCGCGGTAACGCTCGCGGGCTTTAGCTTTCCATCGTTCTGGATTTGCCCAGTAGTTTGACATGAGGAGCGGATTCTAACATGTCGGTAGAGAGTTTCGAAGCCTTACCGGTGGACGTCATGGGCGGCTTGGTGAGTGTGCTGGATGGAGCCGATGTTCCGATCGGTTGCAGTCCAGATTGCCGTGATGTTGCTTTTTTCCCAGGAAATGTAAGAACCCGTCCCGGCCTCGATCTGGTGCATACCCTGACGGTGCCATCGAGCGTGCCGTACCTGAAGACGTTCAAAACCCCAGATCTCGACGCTCGCCTGCTGATGTGGGACTCGACAGGCAAGATGTTCCAGGAAGTAACGCCCGGCTCGACGACAACAATCTCAACGACGTTCACTCCAGACTCAATCTATGAATCCGTCACGCTGTTCGGAAAGGAATGGATCGCAGAAAGCGATGGGCAGGTGGGCCGAAGTCTCCCGGTGGTCTATGACGATACCAACCTCTATCTCGTGGGCAACCAGCCGCCCGCCAAGAACCCCACTGTTTGGGATCTCGGCACAGTGGAGCCTGATCCGACCCTCGCCCCCGTTGCGACCCTTATCGCTGAAGCGGGCAATCTGTCTGCCGGAAACTACAGCTATAAAACAGTCCTGGTCACAGGCGATGGTACGACGGCTGTCACTCTCGCGAGCCCTGCTTCCAACGTAGTTGTTGCGATCCCTGCCACGCATGGGAAGGTGCAACTGACAAGCGTCGCCACGGGTACCGTGGGCGTCGTCGCCAAGCGGCGGATCTATCGCACCCTCGCGGGAGGCGCGACCTACTATTACGTCGGCTACATCGACGACAACACGACGACCGAATTCACCGACAACCTCGCCGATGCGGATGTGGACATCACCAAGACCGAGCCGGGCGCGAATAACTCCGGAGGCGGACGGATCGTTGCCGGCGAGCGCCAGGTCGTTGTGTACTTCGAGAACGCTGCCGGTGGCCTGTCCGCGCCCTCTCCCGCAGGAGGCTGGACGGCGGCGGGTGGGAAGAAAGTCCACGTCACCAACATCCCAATTTGGTCGAGCTCCATTGGCGAGCGGCCCGTGACGAAACGGCACCTGGCTTTTACGGCATCCGAGGGGCAGACGTTTTTTCACATCCCCGTGAAAATGACGCTCAACGACAACACGACTACTGAGATTGAGCTCGATTTCTCAGAAGAGGAGCTCGTCCAGGGCGAGGACATTTCGCCGCTTTTCCGCCAGCAGGTCCCTACCGCAAACACGGATTTCCAAGGCCAACTCGGAGTCGCCAGATACGGGCGACGCCTCGTCTGGTGGGGTGGCGATCCGTTCGTGGGCGAGAACTTCGAGGGTTCCCTCGCGCGGTGGAGCGGCGCCGATGCTCCGGAGTTTTACGACAACGTCTTCGGCTTGATGAATATCTCGGAGAACGATGGGCAGGCCATCCGGACAGGCTTTGAGCTGAATGAGCGGTGGTACTGGGCAAAAGACTCATCCATGCACTCGACGCAAGACGATGGCGTCAATGAGCCAAGCAAGTGGTCTGTGAAGGAAGAAAGCGCGACCGTAGGGACTCCTTCTGTGCATGGTGTTGGGATTGGAGAGAATTGGGTCGTCATCGCGAACCGCTCCGGGCTGTACTACTTCGACGGCGGCAAACCCCAAAAAATCTCGCAGGAAATTCAACCTACGTGGGACTCGATCAACTGGGATTTCGCCCACCTGCTCTGGGTGAAGGTGGACACAAAGCGCAAGCGGATCTACGTCGGGGCTCCGTTCTGCACGGGCGAGCAGCCGAACCTGATGCTTGTCCTCGACTACCAAGAGGGCTTCGGCGATCCGATCGAAGGTAATGGCAAGGGCCGGAAGTGGTGCCCGTGGTTCATCCGCGCAGCTTACGGCGCCATCATCGAACGCGATAACCAAGACACACGCTTCTTTGTAGGGATGGCAGACGGCTCGGCTATGGTGCACCAGAACCTGAACAGCGCCCTCAGTGACAACGGTGCCGCGATCAATGGCTATTACCGTTCGACCTACCTCTCCCGAGCGGAAGCCGGCCGTCAGGAATTCGGTTACTTCACCTGCGTAGCTCGTGGGTCTGGCTCTCTGAGCTTCACGACGTTTCGGCAAGGCGGGGCTTCCACGGCATGGAACCCCATGACGCTTTCGAGCCCGGCAACTCAAGACCTCGAAAAGATGGTCGACGTACAGAGCGAGCGGGTGAGCTTCAAGGTCGGCACCAACGCCATTGATTCGTGGTTCTCGTGCGCGGAGATGGCAATCTGGGCCAAAGAGCATCCTTACGCGAAGCATCGGGGAGGCAACGTCTAATGCTGACTCCGAGCCAAATCGCGGATATGAAGCATCGGGACCCGGACGCCTTCAATCTCTGGCGCCTCGTCACGGAAGCGATCAATGAGTTTGGCCTGCAAATGGGAGTGGATCCCAAGCCGGCCAACCAGGTGGACGTTGCCGAAGCGATCCCGCCGCCGAAGGCACCGAAGTCGATCAACGTCGTGTCGATCGCTGGAGCCGTGCTCGTCCTACTGGAAGCCGGCGAGGGAAACCTGCCGACGGCTTTCTACTTTGTCGAGTCTTCGACAACCAGGACGTTTCAGGAAGTCACCCGGTACACCCTCGGTCACGGGCTGCATTTAGCCGTTCCGATGCCTGCAGGTACTACCTACTGGCGCGCAAACTGCAAGTACCAAATGAGTGAGGTAAGCCCCTACACGGTCTTCTGGACTCCCATGACGGCGACTGGTGCCGGCGGTTCGCCTGGAGTTGCTACGCAGGGAGTACCAGAGGTCTTCTACAGCCAATCGCAAACGAAAACTGTTTCTGTGACTGCAGAAACGACGCTGTTTGCTCCAGCTGTGCCGTCGTTGCCGGCCTCTTTTTTTAATTCCGTGGATAAGAGTCTTCGGATTACCGCCTACGGCTACTTTACGAACCCGACTTTGGGGCCTTCTTTGAACTTGAGAGTGAAGGTTGGAGCTTGCCAAATTACAACGGCGGCTCGCTTACTACGGCAGGCAAGCAGCCACTTCTGGGGAATTGAGGCTCTATTCACCTGCCGCACAACGGGTGCTAGTGGATCCTTGATTGGCCAGGGCGCCTTTCATTACGAACACACTTCTTGAGGTGAGGAAAATGAAACACTCAAAACGCACGCATGAAGGCTATCTCATGATTGACAATCGGGAGAGTCCCGGAGTTAGCGATGAGATCGGACAGGCGATCACCCCACAGCTACCCTTGGGATTCGGCAGAGGGATGTTTGAAGCCCCAACGCTCACTTGCTCCCATTGCCAGACGGTTGTAGTGCTGAATCCGGGCCGCACGCGCGACCGGCCCTGGTGCGCGAAGTGTGACCACTACGTGTGTGATGTCTGTTACGGGGTACTCGTGCAGACCGGAGTTTGTAAGACTTTCAACCAGGTCATCGAGGAAATGCAGGAACAGGCAGCCACTACCGGCAGCCTGATTGTTCCATAAAGGAGAACAGAAATGGCAAAACGAATTCAATCGATTACCACCTTCACCCCGACACCGACGGCGGATACCGCCGCCTTGCTTGACGCGACCTACGTGACCATCGTGCAGGGTGGATCAGCGACACAGCGAGTGAACATCCTGGAGGTCTATCAGGGCGGCCAGGCTGGAGCATCATCTCCGACGTTCATGCTGCTCTCAAGAGACAGCACTGTGGCCGTCACGGTCTCTCAGAGCACTGGCGGGAATGATGCCCCGTTAGATGCGGCCACAGCAGCCCTAGCTCTGCCTGCACTGGTAGGAAGCACAGCAACCACCGATCCACAGCGCTCCGCCACAGCTCACTTGCTCAACCTCTCATTCAATGCATTTGGTGGAATTGTGCGATGGGTGGCTGCGCCTGGCGAAGAGATTTCGACCGTTGGCAATACTCAACCGTTGGGCGAAGTCAGCCTCAGCGCCTTCACTGGCGGTACTGCCGGGCTGATGGGAGCGCATGTTGTTTATGAGCCGCTGTAAGCTCCCTGCTGTGCATCGAGCAGCCAATCCATTGCTGTCCTAAGTGTGCTTGAAAGGAGGTTTTGAAATGCCCTCGTACCAATTCCCTTTGGTCATCAGCGACACAGACAACATCATGCTGGCCTGTGAAAACGCTGGGTTGCCGTTTCCAAATGGCTTTACAACCGTGCATGAGCCTGCTCCGGGCTACACTGAAGTCTTCTATAGTGTAGCTCTGACGGCAGGCCAGGAAACAATCCTAAACTCTGTCATGTCGGACCCAAATGTTGGAATCGTCCCTGCCACACCGAACACGGTCTACACGATCAAGCACCTCATGGACTCAAGAAGCACCTTTCGCGCTGTCGTTATTGGTTCCGGGCTGACGTGTACAGTCTGGAAATCGGCGGAGTTTCCGTTCGAGACGAAACTGATTTTCAACAAGGTTCTGACTAACGCCGAACGGAATGCCGTACAAGCTGCTTATCTTAGCCTGTTTGCTCGGATACAAGGATAACTAGACTAGATGGCTGTTGCATTCGATGCCGCGACCGCCAGCGGTGAACAGCTTGATGATTTCAGTTTTAATCACACGCCCGTGGGGACGCCGAGAGGCGTGTTGGTTATGCTCTTTGCGTCGGAGACAGGAGATCAGGTAACTGGAATCACGTACGGCGGAGTCACCATGACGGAGGTTCCACTCTCGCCAGCCCTTCCGGCAGGGGAGGTCAGCAGTTATGCCTACTTCCTGGGTGCCAGCATACCAACAGGTTTGCAAGCTGTTGCGGTTAATATGGTCTCTGATGCAGCAGAGTGGTCCGCTGTTTGCATCACGGTCACAGCCTCTAACGACACTGAGGTTCACGATACATCACGATCCATTACCACTGCTGACGATCCATCAGTTGTCTTAACGATCACCAAAGAGTCATTCTGTGCTGGGGTGCTCGGGTCTGGGCATTTGAGTGTGCCGAGTGCAGGTACTGACACAACTATAATTGCTACCACTGACTTTGGTGTTGCTACAGGTGGCGTATCTCGCAAAACGACCAATGCCACCGCTGATTTTACCTACGGCTTCGTGACTCCCGGCAGCGACGATGTAGCGCTGCTGGCGGTGGCGATCACAGAAATTGCTGCTGCCAATGTTCTTTTCGCGCAGAGTGTTATGTAACAAATGGCTACCCTCTTTCGCCCACCACTAATCACGAAGATTGAGCCACGTTTTCCGGGGCATGCTGCTCTGGAATCAGAAGGAAGAGTCTGGCAGAACCCGCTCCTGAACACGTTAAGGAGTCAGGATAAATTCTTTGACGGGGCTGGGAGAGGCCCAAACTACGACTGGCCAAACCCAGTAGGATGGCATGTTAGCTCCAAGGCTCAGCCCGGCATCGCGCTTAAGACCTGGATCGATCCGCTCAAACTCAACCTGATTGGAAAAGATAGGTTTTTCGGAGACCCCGGCCAGGTTCCGGCTCATAGCCTGCCAAATCCACCGGGTCCCCCTCCAGCTATAAGCCTGCGACAATGGGACAACAACCTATTGCAGACAACGCTGGCTGCATTCGCTCCATTTGGTCTTGCCGATTGGCCAGTTCCGAAGGGATATGTGCCATCGCTGGATTTGCGTACTTGGCTGCATCAGGTTCAACTAAATCTAGCAGGACAGGACGCTTTCTTTGGGCTAGCGGGTAATCCTAACTTTGACTGGCCTGTCCCGCGCGGCTCTGTTCCCAGCATCGACCTGAAAACTTGGGCTGAATCCCTAAAGCTTAATCTTCAGGGTCAAGATCAGTTCTTCGGGCTTGCAGGATCACCAACATTTGACTGGCCCGTTCCTAAAGGTCGGACCCACCCCATCAGCCTCCGCCATTGGGATGTCGGCAATCTGCTCAATACGCTGCTCACATTCGCAGCTCCTTTCTCAATGAGCGATTGGCCAAACCCCAGAGGCGCAACTCCCGTCATTAGCCTGCGAACTTGGCTTGATCAACTTAAGTTGAACCTGCGCAGCCAGGACCAATTCTTCGGCGCAGCCGGACAAGTGCCGACCTACGACTGGCCCAACCCAAGAGGTAGTGCACGCGTCATTGACTTGCAGACTTGGCTGATCAATCTGCTGGAGTCTACTCTTGCGGGTGTTCAACCTTTTAATTTGTCTGATTGGCCAGTGCCAAAAGGACAAATCGCTGCGAGTATTCTGCGCACCTGGCTAGATCCCATAAAACTGAACCTATTGAATCAGGACCAGTTTTTCGGGGCGGCGGGCCAACCTCAGACTTATGACTGGCAGAACCCGAGAGGCTCTGCGCGGGTCGTTGATTCGCAAACTTGGCTGAACCTGCTACTGACAACCCTCGGGGGCCAGAATCCATTCTCGATGTCAGACTGGCCCAATCCAAGAGGACAGTCATTCCCAACAGACCTTCGCGGCTTCCTTGACCAGCTCAAACTAAACCTGCGCAGCCAAGACCAATTCTTTGGAGCCGCAGGGCAGGCTCCCATCTATGATTGGCCCAATCCGCGCGGCAAACAGCATCCAATCTCTCTGCGCCAATGGGACAGCAATCTTCTCGAAACTGTTCTTTCCATTATTTTCGAGAAGCCGTTTGCGCTGTCTGATTGGCCCAATCCTAAAGGCCGAGCATTTCCTGTTGATCTTCGAACTTTCGTAGAAGATCAGATTAACTTGGTTGGCCAGATGATCGGTACGGCAGATCACGAATTATGGGGCTTAGTGCAAACAGCTCCAATCACCCTAGATCTTACAGCGGCGCTGCCCGTCAACATCACGACCCAATTCGGGGCGGCTGGACCAACTTTCGTTTGCACGCACATCATTATCGAAGAACTTCCATGAGGATTCGCCAATACCACTCGGAGACCGATCGGCAGGCGCTGCATGAGATGTATCTCGCGCAGGGCTTCGACTACATTGAACATAATTGGGACCACAGCGAGTTCTTTTCCCGGCTGGTAGTCGAGGACGAGCAGGGCCGGGCCGTCATGGCAATCATGGGCAGGCTCAGTGCTGAGATGTTTCTGTTGATGTTTCCGGACGCGGGGACGCCCCTTGATCGAATTCGGAATTTCTTGGCACTGCACCTGGCCAGCGAAAGTGACATGGCCGCGAAGGGGATTCAGGATTGCTTCGCCCAGTTGCCGGACGGAGCCAGGATGGAACGCTTCAAGACGCTGCTCGCTCGGCTTGGATGGGTTCGGGCAGATACTTGGGAGAACTGGACCAAACCGCAGTTGCATCAAAATCCTACTTTGCCCTCTGCGCTTGCAGGGCAAAAACTGATCGGGACTGGAGGGTAGCTATACGGGCCGCAAAGAACAGCAACAAGCGAGGGAACAGAGCGAACAGCTCTTCGACTTCCAGCTCGGGACAAGCAAAGAGCAACTCGCGACCCAGAAGGAAGGGCGAGCGGCCGTGATGCCGAGAGCCACGTCGTTGGCTGACGACACAGGTTATTCGGAGCAGCTCCAGCAGCGACTTCAGGGCTTGACCCAGAACGAGGGGTATAGCCCTGAAGAGCAGTCTGCAATCACCCAAGACACCACGGGAGGCGTCTCGAGTGCGTTCGGCAAAGCCCGCGAGAGTATGGGCCGCCGAGTCGCTGCGACTGGCAACTCGGCCGGTTTTGGTGGCGCAACGGCTGAGCTGGCGAGAGAGGAGGCAAAGGCTTTGGGGTCTTCTACTCGAACCAACAAGCTCGCCTTCGCGGAGGAGCGGCGCAGGCGAATGATGCAGAACTACGGGTTCGCGCAGCAGGCTGAAGACGAGCAGCAACGGAGGCAAGAGCAAGGAACCAACCTGCTGGCTAGGCTGTACGGCATCGACACCGGGGCGTTCACCAGCGGGCGCGGAGAGGCTCAGAACGCGGCCGATCTGTACAGCCAGCAGGCGTATGCGCGAAGCCCGTGGTTTGATGTGGCAACGGCTGCACTCAGTGGTGGGGCTCAGGTGGCGAGCGGCGGGCTGGCGGCCAGGAGGCCGAAGCCCGCACCAACGATCTAATCGTTTCGGGTAACTGGTTCCTTGAGAATCTTCTTTGAGAGCCAGAGCCATTGAACTTTCTGGTTCTCGTCGATGATTCCGAGAATATCAGCCTTTTTCTTTTTGTCCTTGGTCAGGGTGAACTTGATGGGTGCGTTGATGGTGACACTTAGCGGTTCGTATCTGTAGCCCACATACAGGCGGTCTCCAGCGTCAATGATGTAGGTGTAGGTGGAGTCATCGCGGTAAATGGGAAGCGAGCTTGCGCCATTGTTGAGAGTGAAAACATGGCTTTCAGAGGATTTGGACGCCGAATCGATGAGCTTCCCTTCTTGCCATTTGCACTCTTTGCAGGCGCGGTCCTTGGCGAATGCGGGGAGACAAAGGAACAGGAGGGCGAAGGTAAGGCGTTTCACAATGATTCTCCTTTGCGTTGGTGCTTCAGTTCTGAAGCCCACCGTTCGTAGTCGATTAGCTGTTTTTCGATGAACTGAACATAGTCTTTGGACTCGTCATGATACTGAGCCAGCAGCAGGCATGGAAGCAGAAAAATAATCCATCCAGTCACTTCGACGAGGAGATCCCAGCCGGAATCGGTAAGAGCATGAGCGCGGACAACTTGTTGAATGCCCTCCTGATAGTTGACAAACACAAGAAACACGCAGACCCAAAAGACCAAAACACCGGCTGTGGTACTGAGCAGTCCTCTGTTCGTCACGTCGTACCGTATCGGCAAATGGCACAGAAAGGTTAGGGATCCAAATGGCGCAATCAAGACGAGGCGAAACGATCTTCCGCAGGCGGCCCGAAGAAGGGGAAAGGTTTTTCAGCGACATGGAGAGTCTTCCGCCCGGCACGCCTCCCGCAGATCAACGGCGAAGCCAGCCCGCTGTACGAAGCCAGCGCGCGGCGATGATGTTCGACACCGAGCCAGGACAGGCCGAGCAGGCCTATTCCAGGGCAGCCGCAGAGCCGGAGCCCGGCTACGTGTCCCCGAAGAAGCTGGGTTTCTGGAAGACTCTTGGCGCGATCGGGTTGGGAGCGGCAGCCGGACGCGGGGCAGATGTCGTGTCGCGCAACGTCTTCGATGTCCCGGAGGAACGTGCTCGGGAGGACTACGCGCGTAACGTGGGCGCACACCGGCGACGGATCGGGGGACTGAAGGAAGGTGCGGACCTCGAGCGTCAGCGACGCGAGGCCAGGAACACAGCCCTCTTTAGGAGCACCACTCTGAATTACCAGGGGGCCAGGAACTCTCGGGAGGAAAAGTTTACGGTCCCACGGATCAATCTGCTCACCGAGCAGACGAAGACGCAGAGGTTCACCCAGGACGCGCAGAAGGCCCTCGCAGAGCAACGCCGCCGACCCAACGCAGGGCGCAGTCCGTTTTCCACCTACAATCCGG